CGAACTGGTCGCCGTGGTTGTCAGCTGCGACTACAAAGCGGCGTCCTCTAGACATCCTCGGCCTGCGCTAGGTCAGGCAGCGTGACGCCGTTCAGCACCTTCACGCACCTCGGCTCGTTCTTTGCGACAGCGTACATCTGCGCGAGCAGTCGGTCATTGGCACCATTCAGCGCTGAGTTGCTGAGGTACTGCGCGAAGATATCGTCGCGTACGTTCAGCTGTGCCACTAGGCCGAGCGGATAGGCCGGAGCAGAGGCAGCCTGCGCAGCGTTGAGATACAGCGCGAGGTAACCCAGTGCGCTGCCGAGGTTGCGGTCCCACTCGACGCTGGTCAGTCGGAGGTAGTCGCCAGTCGCGCCGTTCGGAAGGGTGATGGAAAGTTTGAGTGCCATAGGTTACGGAACGAGGCCGTGATGCTGTAGTGCGGAGATGACTTCGTTGAGCGTCGTTGGGGTTGTCGCGTACCGGGTGGATACCACCTTACTAGACTGGACGTAAAGTTCGCCTGTGGCGTTATCGACGCGGAACTTCTGAGTGGTGGTGTTATCGTAGACGCGCAGGTTGACCGCGTACACGTCCACAGCCGTCGTTTCGTTGGCCTCAAGGCCGCGATACTGCGTGCCCGATACCGTGATCGGCACCTTGACCTTGGTCGCCGTAATGGAGACGGCGTTCATGGTTACGCTGGCAACGGTTCCTCCGGTCAGATTGACGTTGCTTTTGTCCTGCGCGGCAATGTCGCCAGTGCCAATCGAGGAGTTCCCAATTTGATTCGCATTTCCAAGATATGCCCAGCTTGAGGCAACGCCTGCGCGATTCACGGCGCGAACGCGAATGAAGCCGGCGTTCAAGGAACCATTGTACAGATAACAAAACGTGTCGCGCGTTTGGACGAAACTGTTGGCTCCGTCGTTAGGCGTCCACGAGTAGTTTGTGTCGCTGTCTGAGTTGTTGAGAGTTCCCTTGACCTCGTAATAGGCCAAGTCTCGTTCAGTGTTCGGCGTCCATCCGACTCTTGTCCCGAATAGGAAGACCTGCGTGCCGGGAAAGTATGCTGGCTTAACATTATCGCCACTGATCGTGCCGCCCGTAGGAGTCGCAGGTGCAGACGTTGAAGCGGTCGCGAGATACGGCGAGAACGCAGCCGTCACGACGTTGCTCGGAATGTTCGTAAACGACCAAGCCTGCGATGCGATGTCGTAGGTGACGCCAGGCGTTAGGTCATCGAGAACCGCAGAGATAGCGCCAGAGTTTCCGAACTGGCCGGCGATCTCGTAGCCAGTCGCAGCCCCTTGCTTCCGGTAAAGGATGTTCTGGATGCGAGCGCCAGAAGGCAGCGCGGCAACAGTCACGGTGACGAGAACGCGAGCGCCACCATCGCTGGCTAGATAGATGCTGTCGCTGATCTTGGTTAACGCCGTCGGATCAGATGGTGCGGTGGAGTCAATCGAACCAGACGTGACGACGACCGGAGTAGCGTTGACCGAGGACGAGAAGGCCGAGTAGTTCTCGGTCGCGTCAATGGCGTTAACCCAGTAGTAATACGTCGTACCGAAGTTTACCGTCGTGTCGACGAAGCGGTCAGCGCCGACCTCGGCAATCTTGTTTGTGGCAGTAGTTGCCGGCGTCACGCCCGTCGTGTTGCGGTACACGCCGTACTCAAAAATGTCGTTGGCCGTAACTGCCGTCCACGAGAGGGAGACCGCTCGGCCCGTACCCACCGCGGCATTAAGTCCGGTTGGTGCATTAGGCGCGATTGTGTCGCTCGGTGCTGTCCGAGTTAACGCGGTCGAAACTGCGGAGAAGATGCCAGCCGTGTTGACTGCACGGCACGCGAACTCGTAAGTGATTCCGGGCACCAAGTCGTCGATCTCAAAGGCCGTGGCCGTTGCCGAATCGACTTGGCCCTCGGTCTTGTAGCCGCTCGTTCCGCTGATACGGCTCAAGATATCCAGCGCGATACCACCAGTCGGCAGGCCAGGAACAGTGATCGAGATCGCGGCGCTCGTCGTGCCGTCGCTGGACTCGTAGACGCGCTCGCTGATGAAGGTCGGAGCGCTGGGCGTATTAGGCGGCGTGAGGTCAGGCGACGACGTGATGGCCTGCGGCGTGGCCTGCGCGCGATTGGAGAAGCCCGAGACGTTCTCCAGTCGGTCGTAAGCATTTACCCAGTAGTAGTACGTCGTTCCGACATTGACCTCGGCATCAAAGAACCGCGAACTGCGCGCTTCGGCAATCTTATTGAACGTAGAACTGGCCGGCGTCACTCCGGTCGTGTTTCGGTAGATGCCATACTCGGAGAAGTCCGGAGCGGTTACATCATCCCAGTCGAGGCTGACTGCCTTGCCGGTTCCGATGTTCGCGGTGAGACTGGTCGGCACTGATGGCGCGGTCGTGTCTGGCGCAACGGTAACGCTGGCGGTCGTGTAGCTGGAAGAAACCTTGAAGTAAGACTCGCTGTAAACGCGCACGTTGTAGTTCGTGCCAATGCGAACGTCGCTTGAAATGTACTCTAGCGTCTGGTCACCAGGCACGCGCGCCCACTGCAAGTACGTCGTCGCAGTGCTTTCCTTGTACTCGATTCCGACGAAGCCGCCGGACTGGACGAACTCCTCGGACGGTGCAGACCAAGAAACTTGGATGCGTGGTAACGCCGTACCATCTGCTTGATACTGCTGAGTCGTGCCATCGGCAACAAGCGTTAGGTTGGTCGGCGCGGTGATGCTGAAGGGATTCGGCAGCGTCGTGTTCGGTGCCTGCGTCACCGCGATCTCGTCCGAGACGGTCCAGCTGTAGACCGTCGAATCCATCTCGCGCAGCGTCATATCGACCGCCAGCTGTGGCGGGTTTCCATCGCTGGCAAACTTCCACTCCATCACCTCAAAGACCTTTTCGGTCCAGCCAAACTTGGCATTGGTGATCTTCACCGTTTCGCCTGCACGCACTTGCATGGCCTCGAGGCGTAAGCGCGCCGTGACGACGATTTCTTGTCGTGCCCTGCGCAGTTCGATGACAGCCAATCGTTGAGCGCATGAAGGCGAAATCGTGAATGGCAGAACGACATCGCGCGTGTACTTGATGCCGGCATCTTCTGTGACGTAGGTCGTCGATGTGATTACCGGGAAGTCCGAAACCTGCCACTGGCTCTCCTCAGAAACAAAGACGCCCTTGACGGTGTTAACTCGATCACGCGCGCTAGTCTTAGTGGTGACTGAAATCGGACCAACGAAATGTTTCTCGGTGAAGGTGACGGTAGGTACCTGATACGTTCCAGCGTAGAGAACGAGCTTGCCGCTAGAGTAAGAACACAAGCCAGCCATCGAGGAAAGAATCTTTCCGATTGCTGCGTCCGGAGAGTCGCTGGTTGTGAGTGTTCCGTTGGCCTCGTATCTGTTCTCGTAAGTCGTCGGACTAACCGGGAGGATCTGCACTTGTTCGTCGCAGACATTAGCAGCGACGATGAACGAAGTGTCATCAATCTCGCTCGCTGTCATTTGAAGGCCGAGCGGCGAGATCAGATAATCGCGCAGACATAGTGCTGGATTGGTGCTGTAGGCAGTCGTGCTGGTGCGTGGGTCGTATAGCTTCTTGCCCTTGACCATGCACGTCACGTTTGGAATACCGCCAACGAAGACCTCGGTGTTCCACTTCAGGCGTAGGTAAATGCACGCAACGCCTGTCAGTTTGTCGGTATTGAGCCATTGCCCTTCCGACGCCGTCGAGGTTTCGCTTATAAGAGCGGAAAATGCAGTCTGCCCAGACGCGCCAAGTTTCTTGTAGATTTCGACATAGCCAGCGTACTTGCCAGTTCCGCTACCATCACCAGCACCAGTAAGCACTAGATCTTCGTTCAGGTAAACGTCTCCAATCTCCTCTACTTCATGGCCGGCAAGAGCGATCACCATGTTGAGATACTCATTCTTGGTGCCGCTCTCCTGAATGTAGATAATGGTTCCCGATACCTTGGCGCGACCGTAGATGATCTGACGCGCTGAGATTGGCGACCGCACCATCTGACCGCGAGATCCCAGCGTGTCTGCAAAACTGGGAGCTTTCGGCGTAAGCAGCTTCGATGCTGCCATCGAGAGCGCCATGATACCGACAAACTTAACGACACCAGTGACGATGGCTAAAGTCGTTCCAGCAACAACTACTGCGCCACTGGCGCCGGCAGGAAGAAAGGTCGTGAGTAGCCAGATTGCGATTGTTTCAGCCATGACTAAAAGCGCCAGCAGGGAGCGCGAAGTTGAAAGTCAAAGGGAGCAAAAACCAGTCCGTCGCGCGCAACAAATGCCGCGACATTGCCGAGCGAAATTCCGATTGCTTCGCCATATCCAGTATCTGCAACGACCAGATCTCCTCGCTGCACATGCGCCGCGCTGATCGGCTGCATACCTTGCGACTCTCCAAGTTCACGAATTAGTCCGCGAACTCCTCCATGATTACGAAGCAAGCGAGCAGCGCCGAGCGCGCTTGAATAGCTGCCACGAAATGATGCAGCGAGATCAACACCAGATGCTCGCAAAACCCAGTCTGACGCGAACAAGCAACAGTCGTTCACGCCCCATTGGAAAGGACGATTTCGGCGTGATTCAACAAACGCCAAAAGAAGATCCGACCAGTTGGAAGCACGCGTCATGTGATGCGATCTTGGTTCTCACGATCTGTGCTTGGCGCGTCATTGCCACCATTCCAAAGACTCGGATTAGTCGCGTTCTGATTTCCCCAGTAAATTGTTTTTTCTTGGATGCCGTTTACGAATCTTAGTCCCGTGTCGGTAGGATCAATTGCCTCTTGTTCCTCTTGAGTGTAGCGCACTTCGCGAACGCGTCGAAAGTCAACAAGTCGAGACTCGGCGCTCATCCCGATTTGAGCATTCTGCCCATCGTCGTTCAGCGTCATCACATCCATCTTTCCGACAAAGACAGTCACGGGTGAAGCGATCAGGCCAGCCGTAGGAGACAAAGCACCCAACATGATTGAGCAAGCGCGGCCTTGGTAGTCTTCGTTTAGGGCAAGCGAGATGTACGCTGTCGGTACGCCTGACAATTGAAACACAACGCCACGGGCTGAAAGATCTGTCGTTTCCTCAATTGGCGCAATGCTGCCCAAGTCGCCGAGACCAAGATACCCTTTGCCAGCGTAGGTGAGCGTGCCGTATCCGGTCCATAGGTATACGGGCGTTGAAAACTCCATGTCGACCATCAGGATGGGTGACAGTTGCGCGGTAGTGACCTCGGCCACCATGGCTGCTGTCATCGGACGGCCTGCTGCGGTAATACTCATTGCGGAATCTCCTCAGAAATCGAGAACGCTACGCCGTAAATACCGGCGAGTTCAATGTTCCACTCGGTCTGTGGTGATGCTAGACGGAACACTCCCTGCGGTGAATTGTAGACGATCGAAGTTCCGGCTGAGTAGCTCGCGCGGAGCGCAGGAAACAGGTCGACGGAACTCGAAGAATTCACTTGAACGACCTTGTAAAGCGAGGTTGCGATCTGCAACCAGTCGCCTACGGCGAAGGTGCCAGTCGCGCCAGAGATGGCAAGCGTCGTTCCGTTAGCCGTAGCGCTTGCCACCGTCAGCGTGCCGGTGACGTTGCCTCGCGGAGCACTGTTGCTGTAGTCGCGGAAATAGAACGTCCCACGCTGTGCAGCCAACAGAAACGCTATGACCTGCTCGGCATCTGCGCGAACCATTGGCGGACATTCAACAGACGCCATCCATCCCTGACCAGGCCAGTTGTACTGCTGCGTCTGAAACGTAAAGGGAGACGCATTGCGCGATGACGCAGACATTCCGGTGAAGGAAATCTTTGCCACGCGAAACGGCGAGGGCGGTGTGAGTGGGTATGAGATAGCCATGACTTAGGCAAATGCGCTCCGGTACGAACCACCGCGGCGCACAAGATCGGGAATGGTCACCATCAAACGCTTGCGCTCTTGTTCCAAGATCGGCTGCAACTCAGCGCGCGAAACGCCGGACTGGATATTGTAGGAGATGTTCACGGTTGGACCGCCGGCCGCGCTGCCGATCTGTCCCATCCGGTCGTTTGGAATCACGGTGCCGCTCGACCCAGGGACGAAGAGTTCCGGTCCTCGTTCCCCAACTACGTAAGGCATTCCCGCTCTTGCTGGTCCGCCTTCTGCCAAGAATCCACCGAAGAAATTTCCGATTGCGCCAGCAAGCGGAGCGGTAATCGCGTTTCGAAAGATCAGCCGCACCAAGTCCATCGCAAGATTCTTCAAAACATCAGATAGTTTTTGACCGGACAAAATTGCGTCTTCAAATCCCATCGCGATCATGTCGGCCGCGTCCTTTGCAAGTTGCCGCTGCTCCTCAAGCAAGGGAGCAAGCCCTTCGTAAACTTGGACCAAGTCTTTGGTTAGCTTGATTTGCTTGTCCTGCTTTTCGATGTCGTCGTCTCTAATCAGCGCAAGGTCCGCGTAAATGTCTCTTTCTCGCGCACGCAACAAAACGATCTTTTCTCCAACTGAAACAGATCCGGAGAAAACTTTAGCTTGGGCGTTACCAAGATCGAGCATCAGCTTTTTTTGCTCCTCGCTTAATTGATTGAGCGTCTTCTGCGCGCTGATCTCCAACTGCAGAGCGGCGTTGATCTTTTGTTGCGCCTTAATTGGATCCTGTCCGAACATCGCTTCGCCTTGGGCTTTCATGGCACGCGCGCGAGCCATAGCCTCATTGGCTAGAATGTTTTCACTTCTTCCAAGATCTTGAAACTCTCGACCTAAATTTTGAGCCTCGTTTTG